AGCTAAAAAAGCAGCTTTAGCTACTTATTTATTTGGTGACGCATCTTGGAAAGCTAATGCTTGGTTACATGAAGTTGATAGATACAAAAAAGTAGGATACAGTGACTTTGATGCAAAAAGAATAGCTTCTCAAATAGTAAGAGCAACTTATCCTACCTATGAAAATGTTCCAAAAGCAGTTAAAGCTGTTGGTTTGATTCCAGATGGTGGTTTATTTGTTTCTTATCCTTTTGAAGTATATAGAACTTCTTTTAATATGGTTGATAGATCTAGAAAAGAAGTTATGGAAGGATTAAAAAGAAAAAACCCAGAGCTTACAAAGTTAGGAATGACAAGGCTTTTAAGTTCCACATTAGCTATGTTTTACTCTGGAGTTGTGGCTAAAGCACAGATAATGGCTTTTATGTTTTTAGTTAAATCTATAAAAACATTATTAGGAGACGAAGAAGAAGAAGAGGGAAAACTTGATGAGACAGGCGAATTTGTATTATCAGAGATGAATTTTGATTACATGCTTAATAATGAAATGAGTGAGGACTTTAGAATTTTTATGCCTCACTATTACGAGGATAATCATATTATGATAGTTAGTCATCCAGATACTGGGGTGTGGAAGTACATAAATGCAAGTAGAGAGGACGCTTTTGGAAATATTAAGTCAACTCTAAGACAATTTACTAATCCTATTGAGAATCCTACATATGATTATATTTTTCAAAACAAAACCATACATGCGTTATTAGGTGATTTTTTACCTGGTAATAAACAAAAAGTAGCAGAGATAATAGAACAGGTAAGAAAAAATGATAAAAACTTAGACAATGATTTTAGTGGAGACGTAATATGGAGAGAGGGAGATAGTGGTTTAACAAAACAGATAAAAGCTCTTAAACATATATATAAAGATTTTTCTCCAACTACCATTAAACATATAACAGATATTGTAAAAGCAGCCAATCAGCAACCTCAAGAAGGTATTAAAGAAGGTTGGAGAAGAGTAGAAGAAGGTGAAGAATTACCAAGACGTGCTGTAACAGAAAATTTGTTAGATGGTAGTGGTAAAATAGTTAAATTAAAAAGCATTGATGAAGATTACGATTTGGGTGTAGAAATTAGAAGAATACTTGGTTATAGTGAAAGTGAAATTGATTTAGCTAGACAGTTTAGATTTCTTTTAGGAGATGTCAATTTCAAAACAGAATTTAATATAAAGGAAAGTGGTAGAACTTATGAAGAAATGATTGATAAAAGTATAGACCTAATAAGTCACATTAGAGATGTATATAATATGTCTATGAAATATGGGCTTGGTCATATGGAATATGTTGCTAGAGATAAAAGTATTGGAGTTATGAAAGGGAATGGTGGTATTGAAGTAGCTTTGACTATAATGAATGATTTGAAATTAACTAAAGATTTTGCTAACTTAGTAATATCAGATAGAAAAATAGAAGACATGCCTGAGTTCAAAGAACTGATAAGAGGATCCATTGAACGTAAATTAGGTGATGTAATTGTTTCTGATTCTAGAGAAGGTTATGAGATTTTATTAAAAAGACAAAAAGTAGAAGATAAAAGATAAATAATTATGAGTTACACAAAAGAACAAATAGAAAAAGCAGTAAAATCAAAAGGTTACGTTTGGTTTGAAGACAAAAACAATAAAGGTTTTGATGTTAATATTGTAGGTATTAGAAACTCTAATACTGGAGATGAAGTTACAAATAAGTTTGATGATAAAATTACTATATCATACAAAGAAGATGGCGAATGGAAATTTCATTGTTATGATTGTACTACAGACCCAGGAAGGTACTGGACCAAAAATATTATGAGAAAGGAAGGGGTGGCCATGATGAAGCCTGGACAGTACAGGCGTTCCCACAAAATTAGATTACATGCTGGTAAATATCCAGCGTTAGGTCAATGTGGTCCTGTCACTGTTTATAGAGACGCAAACAAAGATGATAGATACGACTTAGATGACAACAATACCCAAACAGGATTGTATGGTATAAACATACACAGAGCAACAGGTAGAAAGGGTAAGACTTCTACGCAAGTTGACAAGTGGTCTGCTGGTTGTCAAGTGATTGCTAACAATGACGATTGGCATGAGTTCTTAGATATATGCTATGAAGCTAAAGCAATTTGGGGTAATAAATTTACTTATACTCTAATAGAAAGTAAAGATATAGAGTCTTAAACATATAAATGTTAGTAAGTTTTGTAATTAATTAATATTTATTACAGATAATTTTTATTATATTTATACGTTTTTCATGTTAGTTTTGATTTAGGGGGGAGCACTTCTTTTTTTAGTCCCCCCTTTTCTTTTAAAAAAGTTATGAGAGATTACAAAAAAGAATATAAAAAATTTCAAAGTTCAGAGAAATCTAAAAAGGATAGAGCTGCTAGAAATAGAGCAAGGAGAAGACTAGCTAGAAAAGGCATGGTAACAAAAGGTGATGGAATGGATGTTCATCACACTAAGGGTATCAATTCAGAAGAAGTTAAAGTAATAAGAAAATCTAAAAACAGAGGAATGCCAGGCGAAGGTGGTAGGAGAAAGGGCGTTAAAAAAAATAGATAATGTACCACAAAGAGAAAAAGAAAAAGCAACTAGGGATGAATCCTGGCACAGCTTCTAACAGGTTAAAAAAATCAATACTATTTTCTTTTGCTAAAAAACTAGGCCTCAACTGGTGTTACCAGTGTGGAACTGAAATAACCAACATACATAAGTTCACAGTAGAACATAAAACTCCATGGTTAGATTCTGATGATCCTAAAAAATTATTTTTTGACTTAGATAACATAGCATTTTCTCACGCTAGTTGTAACTATGCTGCATCTAGAAGCAGAAAAGCAAAGCCATGTCCTTCTGTTACAGCTTATAGAAATGGTTGTAGATGCGAGGGTTGTTTAGAAGCTAAACGTGAATACAGAAGAAAGAAAAGAGAATTTAAAAATCAATTAAATGAAAAAAAATTGTGAAGGACTTCCTGGATGTGGGAAGAAAAAAGATAAGTTAAGCTTATTAAAAAGAGCTCAAAACTTTATAGGTACGTCAACTAAACACATAGCTAATGGTCTTAAAAATGTTAGCGATACTGATTATATGATTAGAATAAGAACTTGTAACACCTGTGACAAATTATCTGGTGGTAATACCTGTTCACTATGTGGCTGTTACATGCCTACTAAAGCCAGATGGGAGGTTTCAGATTGTCCATTAAATAAATGGAAGAAATGAAAAAAATTGGTGTTGGCTTTCAGTTTTCTCATGGTATAGTGTTTGGAATCAGGCATTACGAACCAGATATGGAGTATAATTATTATGAAGTACAACTATTTTTAGGAGTAGTAGTATTCACAGTAACACTACATAGAGAATAACTATTTTTTATTTGGTATAAATACACCTTTGTCTAGGTCTACTACACCATCTCCATGTTTTTCTTTTAGCTTCTCAGCTATTCTTTGTTCTCTAGTTATATTACCTTTGTACTTGGCAGCCATATCTGACTCTAATTTATTAATATCAGATATTCTTTGCTCTAAGTTTATTCTTTCTAACTTTAAGTTTCCAAAGTCAAACATTATCTTGCTAACTTCGTTTCTTAATTTAGTTACGTCTTTGATGATTGTTTCGTCAATTTTAATTTCTTTTGCCATTTTATTTACTTTTATTGTTTCTTAATTTTTCTATTGACCTTCCCCCAAAGTAGCTACCCACGATTGTAATTAACACAATTTGTAACAGGTCAGCGAAGTGAGGTTTAACTTGAAAGTCTATGTACCCTGCATCAATAAATATTAATAACATAGTACAAGCTAACATAAATATAAGGGTCAATGGTCTTACATTTTTACTTAACCAGGAATCAGAGTTCATGTCAGCCTTCCACCTATCTGTTATGTTAGATTCCATTTGAGCTTGATGAGATAAGATCATTTCTTTTAACTTTCTTTTAGCTTCTAGTTTTTCTTCTTTAGTTGTAGTCAATGAGTCTAATACACCACCTACAGAGTCTACTAGTTCACTAGCACCTCCACTAAATATTTTTTTTAGTATTCCCATTTTTTTCTTTAATTAATTTTATAGTTTGTAATATTTGTTTTTTACTTCCAGGCATGTAAAGGTCGTAATTTAACTTGTTTTTTGCAAGATATTGTTTAAAAAGTTTCCATTTGACGTTAAAAACGTCAGACTTCAACCCTTTTACCTCTATTATCCAACCTTGCTTAATATTAGTGAAATCAGGCACATAAGTTATTGACCTTACTGACTGTGAGGCCTCATCATAAACTAACTTACCTTTCTTTTTTCTTTTTTCTATAGAGCTTCCATTATATTTAAACTTATCCATCAGGACAAACTTCTCTTTTTCATAATGAAACTTTATGTTAGCCTTCCTTAATTCTATAGATGTGAAGGCCTCTAACCTTGACCTATATTTTATACCATCAACATTAGTGACCTTGACATTTTTTATCCTACCTTTTTTACTCATGTAGATATTCTAAATTTATATAATTTATTCCTTTATCGTAAAATCCTGTTACTTCATTAAAATCATAATAGTAAAGAAAATATCCCATCTCTGTATTAATTTTACATGCGTTCTCCCTATGAACAGTGTAAAGATAATTCCCATCAATAGCTTTCTTAATAAACATCCAAGGGTAGTAAACTCCCCAGTTGTGTAATTCATAAATAACTCTGAATCCATTTTCTGTTATGTGTAAAAATGTTGTATCCATATAAGTTACATCTTTAGTAGCCTTACCATTAGAATTATAATCTATGTAAACAGAATGTGTTGATTTATAATACCCTTCTTTGACCTGAGCTGAACCTTGAAACGTCAAGGCTACCAGCAAAATAAAAATCGCTTTTTTCATATTTAATTATTTTGGTTATTAATCTTTATATACATCATTACTCATTCCCATATCTTGCCTCCATTTCCAGCCTGTAATTTCAAGCTCTATCTGTGTTGATGATCTTATTTTTTGAGCTATGGAGTTTTTTAAATATCCATCTTTATTCAATTCTTCTACAGTATCTCCAACAGCACAAGAAACAAAAGTTCCTTTTTTGTATTCTTTAGCTGGCCTTTTAATTCCTTTTACTACTCTTACGTTTCTCCATTTATACTCAACTTCTATATGCCATATTCTTTTTCTCATACTTTCTTTTTTATTTTTCCTATATAGCATAAGTCTAGTGTTGGTATTTTAGTAAACAAATCTTTGGCTCCAGGCCTGCTAGATAATTCATAAACATTCCATCCCATAACTTTGTCTACACATTTTTCATGAATCCAATCTTGTAGCTTTTCTTTCTTTACTTCAATCCAGTAGTCTTTAGTTTCAAAAGCAAAGCCATCTGCGTCTCCATATAGCCAACCTTTTTTGCCTTGTACATTTTTAAACTCTACAAAATGGATGTTTTCATCATCTTTCTTTATAGCTTTAACATCTATTTTATAACCCTCTACTTTAACGTCCCAATGTTCTTTTATATCTTGCATCTCTGTTGGCCATTCTACATTAACATAAAGTTTAGCATAATTTTTTTCTGCTTTCTTTCCTCTAGCTACATCTATAGCTTTTTTCTCTTTACTTTTGTATCTCATGAAACTTAGTTAATTCTTTTTGAAACCTTAATCCTAATACACCTGTTCCTACATTTCTACCCTTAGCAAATATAACCTCAGCTAAACCCTCTGTGCTATTACCATTTTCATCTGTATCTATACCATAATACTCAGGTCTATATATTAAAACAACCATATCTGCAGCTTGCTCTATCTCACCAGATTCCCTAAGATCAGCTATAGTAGGTCTACTTTCTGCTCTTTGACCAACACCCCTATTAAGTTGTGAGAGAGCTATGATAGTTATTTTAAGCTCTTTTGCTACGTTTTTTAAGGCTCTTGCTACTTCAGAAACCTCTTGCTCCCTACTTCTTCCTTTCTTGTTGTTTGTCACCAACTGCAAGTAATCTACCATTACTAACTTTACTTTTTTGGTTATAACATACTGTCTAATTTTATTTACTAAATATCTCAGTGATGAGTTATTGCAGTCATCTATATAAATAGGTGTTTGCTCTATCCTTCCTGCAGATTCATGTATTTTACCTAATTCTGCTTGATCTAAGCTTCCTTTTAGTATCCACTTGTTATCTATTCCTGAATCAGATGAAATTAATCTACTTAATAATTGTTGATTGCTCATCTCATATGAAAACAAAACTGTAGGTACTTTACCATAAAAAGATGCGTTAAAAGCAAAGGCCAAAGCTAATGATGTTTTACCCATGGACGATGCTCCACCCACTATAACTAAATCTGTTTCTTGCCAACCACCTGTAAACTTATCTATATTATTAAATCCTGTAGTAATACCATTCAATCCTTTGTTGTTCATTTTATATTCTATAGACTTCAGCAAATCATTAATCTGATCTTTTATTTCTACTACACCTTCATTGTCTATGCTCGATATTTTTACAACCTCTTCATCTACATAATTCATAATCTCAAAAACATCCTCGTCATCACTAATCATTTTATTTACTTTAGAAGTAAAATCTTTTAGTTGTTCCTTTTTCTTGTATTGATTTAAAACAAGAACACAAGTTTGAGCCTGTGTTTCTAGCATAGCGTCTTCTTTCATCATAACTGCCACATCCTCTATGTTGTCTATACTATCTGCTAAGTCAACTATATCTATCTTATCTCCCTTGTCTAACTTTTCAGACAAAATGCTATACAAACGTCTATTGAATACATTAGAGAATAGATTAGTATCTATTAAAGAGTGATTGTTATAATACTCTTGTGGGTTGTTTATTATTTTCCCTAATAATGTTCTTTCTATTTGTTCTCTATTTATCAACATTTGTAAATTTTGGTTTTTGATATACTTGTTTTGTTTCGTTTGATATTATTTCATTTCTCCATGCCTTTTGATATATCCATGTAGATGGATTCTTCCTGTATTGTTTATCAGGAGTAGACTTTACATACATAGGTAAAACGCTTAATGCCTCGCCCATGTCTACCATAGATAACTTCATCCACTTTTTAAGGGCATCATCCCTGTTTATTTTTTTATCATACATTTCCCAAAACTTAAAAAACATTTCTTGTTTTTCTGCTAGTTTTTGTTCTGTTGGTTTTGTTACTGGATCTGTTGTAGCATCCCTAAATGAGCTAGCTACTCTATTGAAAACATCACTTGCTGTTTCCTCAGAATCGTATATTTCTTCGTGTTTCCTAGACGATATATAAAATATAATTTTAACACCATCTAAATAATACTGCTCTATACTAGAGCTTTCTATAAATGAATCTCTGTTAATTTTTATTAGCATGCTGTTAGTTTTGTACCCAAGGGGGGATAACCCCCCTTAAGTAATTTATAAACAATTAAAATGGTAAATCTTTAGAATCTTTTCCTTTATTTGAATCTGGTTCAAAGTCATTGATTCTAACTGAATGAGTTTTACCATACTCATTAGCACCACCTTTTAAAGCTGATATAGTAAGGTTAATATATTTTTTACCTTCATAATCATAAACGTGATCCTTAATTTTATCTAAGTGTAAAGTAAAGTTAACGATAGACCCTCCATCTGAGAAAGTCACCTCTTTACCATTTCCACAATAAATAGTTTCTTTAGTTTTTTGCATTTTTTTAAATTTTAAATTAAACAAATAAATAATTGAAGGCCCAATTTGGGTCTACATTTAACATCTCAGAAATTAATCTAATCTCTTGAGCTGTAAACAACTCAGGCTTTAAAACCTTTTTCGTTGTTGTTGGTCTTGACCTAGAAATATAGGTTGATACTTCTTGTAAAGTAATTTTTTTGTTTTTTAATTCTGTTCTTAGTTTACTCATAATATTGATTCTATATAATAATTATTAATATCGCTTTCTTGCCTTATAAAGTAATTATTATAAGTTTCTAGCAGTTTTTTATATTTTTTTCTTCCTTCTTCTACAAACTCGCTACTACACATATATACCCCTACATCATAAGGAGCTTGTTTTTCTATCACAATAAACCAAAATTCATCACCACCAAAACCATCTGTATAAAAAGCTGCTTGTCTATCGTACCCATATTTATAACAAGATCTCCTGAAAGATTCTTCATTGTGTTCTTGCGTAGTCTTTAAATCTATTAGCATCTTAACTCCATTAACATTTTTTATCATGTCTGATTTACCCTTGCAATAAACTCCAGTTTCGCTGTCTTGCCAACAATTTACAGCCTCAGGTACACCATCTGTAATAAGATCTTTTACCCTAGGTATACTCATTAATTTATCAAACATCCTAAAAATAGATTCGTATTCAGAAGACGATATAATAGTTTTTTCTGAGTTATCTTTCTTGAAAGACTCCCATTCCTTGCCCCTCCTAACTTTACCCTCGTACCTTATAACTTCTTCTGAAAACTTATCAGGCTCAAAAACAGCCATGTGCATAGCTCTACCAAATAATAAGGCATTAGTATCATCTTGACCATATTTTCTATAATGATCTAACACCTTTGGTGATTTCGCTAGCTTGCCTAATTGTGAGTTGGTGATAAAATTTTTATCCCCATAATATTCAGCATCACTTTTACTAAATATTTCTATTTGTTTTTCAAAGTTCATGTTACATGTTTTGTTTTATAGCCTCATTTAATTGATCCATTTGTTCTTTATCTATATCATAGCTATCCATTCTTTGTTTAACTAATAAACCTTGCTTATCGCTTATAGCCATCATCATAGCATCAAATTGATCTGTTGTTAGTTTTTTTTTAGTTGTTTTATTTTTCGCCCTCGTGCCCTTGTCGTTGATGATAGCATTTTGGACCTCATCTGCACTAGCTACTGAGCTATCTATACCAATACCAAAGTTACCTAAGGCTCGACCCCATGCTGAAGTTTCGCAAACCTCAACGTGTGATGTTTTATTAATAAAGCTTGATCCCCTTGTTTCGTGTGCATGACCTGTTGCTATTACAACACCCTCTGCATTAAATATACTAGCTTTCATTACGCAGTGTTCTTCTGTGCATTGTAGAACTTCTGTTGTTAGTGCGTAGTCTTTGTAGTTTTCTCTGAAATATTTAAGTCTTTCATTGACTTCAACATATTCCTTACCTTTGATATTAATTGTTTTTAGATTTTTTTTCATGTTTATTAAATTAAATTAAACTTATTTTACAAATATAGTAAAATTATTTTATTAAATGCTAGTTAAAGTAAATATTTTTTTCTTAGATCTGATAATTCTTTTTTTATTCTTTCGCAATCTTTTTTCTCATTTTCGTATAACCTCTTTAGTACATTGTTTATTTTCTTTTGTTCTTTTAATTGTTTTTCAATATCTGTAGAATAATCGTTTTGAATACCTAAATCAATTAATGTTTTACCATAAGTTTTTCTGTACTTAAAATTGTTTTTGTTGTCTTGCTCGTGTTGTTTTCTTGCGTGTATTACAGAAGCATGATTTTTATATCCTAATATATCCCTTATTGCATAGTTAGTTAATCCTTTTTCGTTCCATAATATTGATACTAACATTTGTCTTGCTCTAACAATATGATCTAGTTTTCTTGCGTGTTTATCTCTAAATAATAGATTTGAAGTTACACTACAATTAGTGCATACAGAATTTACTATTTTTCTTAATTCTGGTGACTGATTTTTTTTCATGTTTTTTCTAGTTTTATTTTTTTAATATTAGTTTTAGATATTTATCTTTGTGTTTATCAAAGTCCCTTTGTGCAACATCAGTAAAAGAGCAACCAATATACTCAACACAATTTTCTATGTAGGGGCTAATATCTAAGTCTTGATATTTTTTTTCTACCTTGTCCATAGCCAATCTATGAGCCAAATGTTCAGGATTAATTTCTATTTTCATAATTTTTTAGATTTATTATACATAAGTTTACAACATTTTTTGAAGTATTCTTTTTCCTCTTTGGTCATAAATACCCACTCAAACTCCTTGTTATTATTACCTATATTCCATGCTTTTTTTAATTCTTGTAAGTTTTTTTCTGTTTTGCTCATGTTTATTGTTTTAAATTTTTACATAAAGTTACGAAATGTTAATTAATTTTCCAAATATGTTTCTTCCAATCATAATCTACTCTTTCAAACTCTTTTTCTGTTACTAAAGTTGTTCCCTCTTTACAGGTGGGGCAAATGTCTGTATCTGTTTCTGATCCACAACAATTTGATACTAATATATCTTTGTCCCATTTTTTGAAATTCCTATAAAATTTGTTATAATACTTTCCCATAATTTTATTTTATATTATTTTTTAACTCGTTGTGTATTATTGAATATATTTCATCATCTAAATCCCCCATATCTTCATCTGTATTATTATTGATATAGTCTTTCAAAGGCATAGATGTATACCTATCAATTCTATCAACAATATCTCTTAATTTATCCATAATTTCGTTAGTTATATTGTCTATTTTTTCAAATTCTTTTAATTCCATAATTTTATTTATTTAATTCGTTATTACTATACACACCTAACAGATTATTAGTTAATGTTTCGTATTCATCATAAACTTCATTATAAAAATCATGTGCCTTTTCTGTAAACATTAAGGTATCTTCTTGCCCTACCTCACTTGAGTATGCAAATGTTTCTTCACCAAATCTTTCTTCTGTTATTCTTGTTGCTATCTCATCTATATATTCCATAAATTTTGAATTGTCTATATATATTTTTTCCATAATTTTATTTATTAAAATGTTAAATCCTCATTATTATTTAATTGCTTTTTAATTCTGTTCATTTTATTGTTAAGTTCTTCTATCATGTTAACAAAATCCTCATCATAACAGGTTTCGTTTATATTATCGTAATCATTTTTCAAATGTTCCTGTATATACAATACTTCATCTATATTTAATTCATTTTCTTCTTCCATAATTTTATTTGTTTTTAATTGTTTATAAATGTCCTCCATATTTTTCCCCCTCTATATCGTACCTTGTTTCACTTTCTTGATCTTTCTCATCCATACCATCACCCAATCCAAATCCATATTGAAAACTTGCTTCATGTAATCGTTGATCTAAATCATCTACGTATAAATTTTCATTTTCCCATAACCACTCTGAAACTTTATCTTTTGGTAAATCTTTTGGTATTTCCACTTGTACTTCTACGTATTTATGATATACTGATCTTGTACTTATTGTTACTAGTCTTTCTTTTTTCATAATTTTATTTATTTAAGTATTTATTTATTAATTCCTCTTGTGTTAATGCAGTGGGATCATCTTCTAAAACATAATCATATCCATACCAAAGAAGATAATTTTCTATTAATTTTTTTTTCATTCTATTAGAATTATCATCTTCCCATTCATCTTCAGAACCAAATGTTGTTTCCATAAACCCCTCATCAAATACAGAATTATAAAACCATTTACTACAAAAATCAGTTAGTATTTCTTTTATTCTCTTTTGTGTTAGTTCTTTATTCATAATTTTATAATTTATTTATTAATTTTTCTAATTTTTCTAAATCACCTACCATTATTATACTATCGTTGGTAGATAATTTTCTGTGTTTAAAAAGAGATACTAATTCTTTTAACTCTTTAATTGTTTCCATAACTTTATTTTTTAAATTGTTTTTCTAATTCAGTTAATAATTTACTAACCCTTTCTCTATCTTTTATTATTATTTCCTGTATTGTATCGCAAACTTTTGCATTATTCTCTTCTAAAAGAATTTTCTCAATTTCATCTTTTTTCATAATTTTATTTTTTAGTTTTTAATTCATTAAAGTATTCGTTTAGCATTTTAAAAGAAGTAGTTTCTCTATATTTAGGAGTATCAAATTTCATTGTATCCTTAACAAATGATAGTAAACTTCTTGCTTTTTCTAGTTCTTGTTCCAATGTTCTAGCTTTGTCCTGAACATTGATTAATAATTCTGTTAGTTCTTTGTTCATAATTTTATTTTTTATTTATTAATTTGTCTTTTCTTGTTAGCATATCCAATACAAACTTTATTTCTTGTATTTCATCACTACCCAATCTATCTGACCAAACCAACATAGATTTTAAACATTCTATTGCTATTTCTTTATTTACTTTGTTTTTCATGATTTTATATGTTTTTTAATGTTTTGTTAATTCGTTTTTCTTTTTCTTTATCGCTTAATTGATCCCAATTTTCAGGTTTTATAATACCATAGGTTGCGAAAATTAATTTTTCTTTGTTTTTTATCCATTTTTTAATATTTGTTTTTTTGTCTTGTGTTATGATGTCCTGTATAACACTAAACATTTTTAATGCTTGTAATTGATCCATAATTTTATTATTTTTTTTTATAGCTTGACTTTTTAATTTTTTTTTTGTAACTTCCTTTAGAGAAAAATAACTCTTTTAAAATTATCATTCTCAATCCCTCTTATTTGTAATAGGGTTAACTATACCCTTTTATGATTCGTTTATAATATCCCAATTAATATTACCATTTTTATTTATATAATCATATTCTATTAATTCTCTTGCAGTTCTACCATAATGACCCTGTAATTTCCAAACCATACCATTTTTAATAAGATGACTAAATAATTCTAATGTTTCTGTATCGTTTAAATCCCCACATTCATATCCCACAATGTAGTTTACTCTGTTTTTTTCTGTTATCATAATTTTATTTTTTTTATTATTTAAAAAAAGTAATTGTTTTGAGTGGCTTCCTCCATTTGTTTTTCTTTCAGATAATTTTTATTTTTTTACTTCTGTATTTATTATCATAGTCAGAAGATTAATTTTTGCCTTTTTCTTGTTTATTTCAATTACTTTTTAATTAATTTAATTTTTTTAATTGTTAATATAAATCTTTTATTTTATGACCATTTTTATGGTAATATTTTGAATACTTAGTTTTAAAATTTTTTATTGCCTCTTGTTTAGTATAATATAAATAACTCGTGCTTTTATATTCGCCACCTATAAGATCCTCAATAATTAAATATCCTTGATTATTTCTGTATATATTCATAATTTTATTTGTTTTTAGTTAGTAATTCTTTTTTATTTTCTTTTATCCAGTTATAGCATGTTAATTCATTTTCTTTATATAATTTGCTTTGTTTATTATAATCTACATTTCCATTATCATCTAGCACAACAAATTTTTCATATAAAAAATGTTCCTGATCGTTTACATCTGTAAAAGTAACTTTATCTTGATAATGATTTAGTCTTTTTTTAAATTCTGTTAGTTTCATAGTTTTAATATTTATAAGTGTTTATATTTAATTCTTTTGCTTTTTTTCTGAAATAATATTGTTTTAATGTTATTAATTTATATTTCAATAATGTATTTAAGTAATTAGTATTATTATTTTGTTTTTTCATATTTTCGCTCTTTTGCATAATGATATTATGATAGTTTTACTTCATCTAATATAGTAAATTTTTTTTACATTTTATAATATATTGATAATAAGATTTTAACAAAGTTATCAACATTATTCTTTTATATTTAATTGTTCAAAAATGTATTGATCTTCAAACCATAACAGATCGTTAATTTGTGTTTCTGTTGGTGGTTTTTCAAAAAATTCTTGCTCTAATAATAATTCTAATTCTTTAATTTTATTATGATCTTTAATTGTTTTTAAAGTGTGTTTTGCTCCTGACCATGCGTTAAAATTTTCCATATTTATATATTTTAGTATTTTCATAATTTTATAGTTTTAATTGTTAGTTTTATTTGAATTTAAATTTTAAATTACCAGCGAATTTATCGCAACCCCCCTCACGACCATCATAATCAACAGAGCCAAAAAAATAATTATTTCTAATTGTGTTAATACTATATTTTTCTTTTTCTGTTTCTGGTATTAGCTTGTAACCTGTTGTTTTGTTTTCTTTGTTTTTAATTAGTTCTAATTTCATAATTTTATAGTTTTAATTGTTATTATTTAATTTTTTTCTTTTTTTTGAATATTCTGTTAATTGACATATAACAATAAATATTGTAATTATTATTATTTCCATGATCTTAATTTTTTATTACTTTATAGTTTAATAATTGAGCTATATAATTTATATG